CGCTTCGGCCAGTGCATCATACATCTGGCAGGCCAGCTCGGCGCTGCCCTCGCCGTATTTCGTCACAAGTCCGTAAGCGTAGGCAATCAGGTCGTCCGTGCTTTCGGTGCCGTGGGTGTCTACGTACTGCCGCATCAGCTGCCCGACTTTCTGGTTCAGGCGGGACAATCGGGTGATGTACTCATTCCAGGCGTTGGCTGTTATCTGCATCGTTTTCCATCTCCATCAGCACCTGTTGGCCCCGCACCCGCTGTTCCTGCGCCTTAATGCGGCGGATATCGGCCTGGTCAAAGCCGATCATCTCCAAAAACGTGTCGGTGGCGGCAAACTCCTGCCGGGCGGAAGCAATCTTGATGGCGGCATCTGCGGTCACGGCCACACTGGGCATGGCGGGGTTCCGAAAGTGGGCCATCACGTCCCGCTCTTCCTCGGTCAGCTCATCCAGCGTTACTTTGCGGGCAATGGCCTGGGCCATCCGGGCAATGGTGCGTAGTGCATCCCCGTTGCCGGTGTTCAGCTGCTGGGCCATCAGCACCAGGGTCTGGCTCTGGGCCAGGATCGCATCGCTGCTGGTGGGATTGGCATCATTGATCACGCCCACATCGGTCACGGTTAGGCCGGTGGCTGCCGCAAACTGGGTGGCGGTCATCCGCATCTTTTCCACATGGGGCTGCAAGCTGCCCTGCGCCAGCTGGCCGAACGCGGGTTTTTCGCCGGTGTCGGGGTTGGTCGTGGCCGCGATGATCGCCCCGACATACTGCCGGAACTTGTCCGATACGATGGTATCGTACTGCTCATCCGTCACGCCAAGGATGTATTTCTGCGGCGTGGTGTCAAACTCCAGCGCAATGGCGGCGTTGGCCACAACCCGGACATAATCGTCAATCAGTGAGCGGATGGGCCGTTTCAGCCGGGAGCGGCCAAACGGCTTGCTGCTGGTGGCGTTCCAAATCAGTGGCTCCATCAGCGGCCGCCCCATCTTATTGGGATGCCGTTTTGCTGTCCAGATGTTCCCCTCACGGGTTAGTACGACCACGGCGGTGTCGGTATACAGGTTGACGATGGACGGGGCCCATTTCCCTTCGTCCTTTTCGTCCTTCATGGTGTCGATGATGGCAAGGCCGCAGTCGATCCGGCCTTTCTCGCCGCTCCACAGGGCAGCAGCCGCAGCAGGGGAGTGGAACCGGATCCGGCAGCCGATCGCATCGTCAGCCGAAAGCGTGGCAAACACGCAGCCGTATTTCAGCTCATCGCGGCAGGCTTTGGCGTATTCGGCCACAAGGCGGTTATCCGCCACCAGCCGGGCAAGGCTGTCCAGACTGCCTCCGGTGCCCACAAAGCCGTCAAACATACTGCGGGCGGCCAGTACGTCCACCGCTTTCTGACCCCAGCTGCACCCAACCTCCAGCCCGCGCAGACCAAGTGGCAGGGCAATGCCAAGGTTGACATCCTGCAGGGTTACATGGCCCTCATAGTATTTGTCTTTGGTGGCGTTGCGGCTCTGGTGGTAGCTGTAGGCTTCGGCCAGGTCGCTGAGCTGCTGCTGTTCCGCGGCGGTCAGCCCGGCCACATGGCCAAAATTCAGGGTATTCGTCATGGTTCTCCTCTCATCCGATGCGCATTTTGCGTGTCGGGTCGCGTTTGCTCGTCTTTGCGCCCCACAGTGCCAGGGCACAGGCTTCCAGCGGCAGGCTGTTATCGCCGCCAAAGCCGTACCCGCCGCTGATGGGGCGCTTGGTGCTGGTAACGGCGCTTTCGGCAAGGGCCTGCTGCGGCTTGTACCAGGTCAGGCCGCGCTCGTTCACGGTGGTGGTAAACAGCCCCACCGATGCGATTACGTCCCTGGCAGATGGGCGGAGCACGGCGCTTTTGGCTTTCCAGGTGGGGCGGATGCGCTCCACCAGCACGTCCACCCCGTTGCGGCCATCAATCACCACACAGCTTGCGCGGTCATAGCGTTCGTTCAGCCAGTCCACCAGCCAGGCCAGGCCGCGGCCGGTGGGCTGCTGTTCGATCAGCGAGACGCGGGCCGGGCCATCTTTCGGGATCACCGCGCCGCACAGGCAGACAGTGGAACCATCCGCGGCAAACTTGACGCCGTAAGCGGTTTTGCCGTCCGGCTTTTCCGCCTCGCTGGCACAGGCTTCCCAGGCCCGGGCATCCAGCGCCTTGTCGCTCTGCTCCGTCAGAACGGGGCTCCACCAGCCCAGGCGTTCTCTGGCAAAGCCGTCGGCGCTCATGCTCCGGCACTCCTCCGCCGCAAACTCCTCGCTGAGCCGAATGCCCATGGCCGGGTTAGTCTGATACCAGACCGCGCGATCTTCTAGGTCGATCTTGTCAACCTGCTCTCCCTCCACTGACCATTCGTGCCAGGCATCGTGCGCGCCCGGTGCGCCAAGACAGGCCGTCCGGCGGCGGCGGAATACGTCGCCAGGACAGCCCGGATATGGCGGCGTGCCGGTATAGATCAGCTGTCGGGTGCCGGTGGCCGATGCGGCCAGCGTGGCCATGATGGCCTCCACCTGGTCGTCCGTCAGCTCCTGTGCCTCGTCATAGACCACCAGCGAGATGCCGTCAAAGCCGCGGGCCGCTTGCCGGGATCGGGCCGAGAACTCAATGCTCCCGCCGTTCAGAAGCTCGATGCACTCCTCGCCGTTGGTGTAGCGGATGTTTTTCACCAGTTCCAGCACCTCTGGGTGCCGCTTGTCGGTAAACATCCGGGCCAGCCGGTTAAAGCTCTTTTTTGCCGTGCGCACCTGATGGGCGGTGTGCAGGATCTTCTCACCGTTGATGACCATTCCGAAAAACTCTCGCCCCTCCAGGCACACGTTTTTTCCGTTCTGCCGGGGCACGGCCAGCCCGGCAGAGGTCACGGTGTACCGCCCAGATGCATCCCGGCCCAGCCAGCAGTCCAGCACCAGCTGCTGCCATTCATCCAGCGCATTGCCGTAGGCGGCCATCAGCGCTGCGGCGTCCGCACCGTCGGTCGTAACGCGCTCCGGCTCGATGCGGTATCTTGGAATCTGTGCGCCGGTCATGCGTCCTGTTTTCTCCGATTCTGCACCAGAGTGAGTACGCTTGTCGGCTTAATGTCGGATATTTGCTCTTGCGGCACCTCAACAGGTAGGAGCTTAATCAGCATATCCAATCCAGACAGGTACGTTTTCCACAATGCCTCATAAGCCCGGAAGGCCGGGTTCTCTCTCACGCCCGACTGCCCACCGCCGTTGTCATATTCCACCGTGATGCCTTCCTCACCGATGGCTTCCCTGGCATCGTCCAGCTTGGATTTCATCCACGAAACATTCAAAATCACCGGGTCAAGCGACTTGATTTTTTCGTCATTCAATCCGTTTTTGGCCAAAAATTTAGCCAGTTTTCTGCGCTCTGCGGCAGACCTTTTCGCGATCTCCGCGCGCGCGCGATTAGAAGTATCTGCTGCCACTTTTTGCTTCTCCTTCCTGTTTTGATACCACCCCCCATCAAATTATTTTTTGCGGGGGTAAATCGGCGCTGGACGGCTTGGGGTCGCCCGCCGGCCGGGGCGGGGGACCCTCCCCACCCCTCACCAGCTGCCGTCTGCAGGAGGCCTTTGTGTGCGGGTGTACTGCGCCGAATTGGGTTTTGCGGGCGAAAGCTTGCAGCCTTTCTGCGCGTTGCACCAGTAATGCGCAGCCTGTAAGTTGTCCCAATCTTCAGCCGCAGCCCGCGGGGATGCGTACCCGAACTCGCGCCAGCGGGCAACGGGGCGTATCTCATCCACCACAAAGCTGAGCGGGTGCGCGGCATCAGATGGTTCGTCGTAATGGATCGGGCCAAGGCGTCCGCCGCAGATTCCGCACGGCGCGCCCATGGCTTTCAGCCGCGCCCGGTGTTTCCTGCGCAGCGCTCCATTGGCATACCGGGGGTTAGTCATGAGGGTTGCCTTCCGGCGACAGCTTATGCCGGGGCCTTTTCAGTGGCCGCTGGTAAGTCCAACATCCGCCGGGGCCAAGTTTATATTTTTGGCGTTTACACTGCGTAGGATTTACGCAACGCGGTAGGGAACAGATCACCCGTTCGCTGTTGCACATACGCCAAATGCAGTGCGTGCAGGGGGGTTCCTGCTGTTTGCAGGGCTTTTTATCTGCCATGTTACACTCCAAAACAAAAGAGGGCAGCCGGTGGGCTGTCCTCTCAATATTCTATGATATCAATTCTAGCGCTAAAAAATCTTGCACAGTGCCAACTTTTAGCCCAAACCCACACGCTGGGCCACATTTTCCAGGTATTTTCTGCGGCGGCGGTAAAATTCCCGCCTGCTGATTCCCGGAAGATTCAGGCGCTCAAACGTCCAGATACGGCAGTCATTGCAGTTGAGTGCAATAGCCTTTTGCAGCGCAGCCCGTACTGTGGCGCTCTGGATGTCGGCCCCAATCTCATCCGCGGCGGCATCAATGGCCCGCATGATCTGCACATCCCGCTGTGTCTCAAGCTGCTGGATCGCCTCGGCCTTGTCGGCGGTGATGTCGCTGGCGCTGCCGTTGGCGCACGGCAGGTACACACGCACGGGTGTGCCGCAGCGGGTTGTGGTATCTACAAAATTTGTGCCGCTGCGCAGGATGATCTCGTCAACCTGTCGCTTATACTCAGCCTTGCGTCTGGCCTGACCACGTACCAGCTGCAGTGCAGCCAATACGATGTCATTCGGCAAGCGTTTGTTTTTCCCCACGTGTGTATACCTCCCTTAATCCGAAATATGGCTGTCTCTGCGTTCAGGTGTCAGGATCTCCGCCATGTGTGTGCGGCATGCAAATCTTTTGGTATTCTGCGTCATCGTCCGCATGTGCAGCAGCTTTCCCGGCGGCTACCCCGGCGGTATAGGCTGCTGCCAGCAGCACAGACAGCACAAAAATGCCCACGGTGCAGGTCAGGATGGAAAGCAGTATCTGTATCATCATGTATCCCGCCTTTCACCGTGAGAACAGAAGTCATCCGGGTCAGCCTGCCCGCACAACGGGCACTGCGTTGTGCCATAGTGGCGGCATTGGCTGCACCGCGGCAGAGCCATCCGGTGCAGGCGCAAAGAATCGGCAAGGCGGCGGCCAATGTACGCACAAATGCACGTTATCACCGCACCGCAAAGCATTACAAAAGGCGCGACCACAAAAATCAGTATCAGGGCAGCGGCTATGCTATCAAAATTTGTCTCAACAACACTCACGCGCTTTGCCTCCCAAAACCTTATACGCCTTGCGCAGCACTGCACACCCGTGCAGGCTGCATCCGTGTTCCAGTCCGCAGCCAAGGCAAGCCTCCGGGGTGCGCTCAAATTGCAGCCGCCGCAGCTGCCTCATTTCCGCCGGGGTCATTGTCTGGGTCAGCCTGCATTCAGGGTGGGTATGCTCTTCTGTGTCAACGGTCCGGCACCGGCTGGTGTGAGCGTCAAATGTTGTCTTTTTCATTCGGTTTCCTCCGTCCAATAGTCCCATGCGCAAGCATCGCATTTCTTTCCAGAAATTTTTAGGTTCCATTTGTTCCTTCTCGGTATTTCATCAAAAAAAGTTTTATCTCCGACCGGAAAATCTGTTATCCCGCCGGGGAATGGATAACATTGCATTACCTGCGCTTTCTGCGCAGCTTGATGTATAGCCGCCATTCGGCCCGCTCCTCGTTATAGCTGGGCACAGCCCCCAAAAACCTGTAACCGGGGTAGCGCCGCTCCCAATAATCAGCATCGTCCACGCGCATGGTGCAGGCATCGGCCAGTTTGCGCGGGGTCCAGTGGGTATCATTGGGGCGGGGATAGGTGGGGCGCTTCAAACCGCGGCTGGCGTGCCAGCTTTTACGGCGGCGGGGGTATTTCAGCATGTATTTGGCCAGCCCTTCCAAGCTGTCATGTTCAGGCTGCAGGCGGTCGGCGTTTACGGTCCCCAGCGGCTCCCGGCTGCGGCCGGTGCACCACAGATCTTCCAGCGCGTCACGCAGGGCGGCGCGGTGTTCCGCGGTCAGGCCATCCACCTGCAGCACCATGTGGTGATGGTATCGCACTTCTTTCAGGCCGTTGGCCGGGTCGGCTTCCTGGTTTTCCGTCACGCACACCCACTTGATGGGGGTGGCATCCTGCCAGTTTTTCCGGGTCAGCCATCGGCGCACCCGTTTCAGGTAGTTGTACACGTCCTTCCAGGCCGCTTCGTCATCGTCCGGCAGCCACGTGTCTTCATAGGTCAGGGTAAGAGCAAAACCTCGCTGGTCAAAATTTGTGTTCAGCAGCTGCACCAACAGCCGCGCCGACCGTTCCCGGTTGCGCTTTTGCTGGGCAAGGCTGCTGGCAAATTGCTTTTTTCCGCGGGGACCTGCCCGGTGTTCCCGCTCAGTGATCCAGCAAAAATCTACCTCGGCATAACTATCGCCGCAGATTGTTTTCTGCTCACGGATGTATTGCTTTCTGGTAGTTTTCATGCCGCTCACTTCTTTTCTTTCTTTTGGGGGAGAATGGACCTTGAAATAACCCCTATACAAGCCGCCCAAACGGCCCCCCCTCGGACCGTTTGGCGGCAGCTCGCTGCGGCTGCGCAGCCACATGCTCTATATAATAGGTAAGCTGTGCCCGGTTTTGCGAAAGCCGCCGCCCTGGTTTAAGGGCTGCGGCTTTGGTTCACGCTTGGGTTTCTTTTGCAGGGCCGCCCATCAGGCGGTCGTGGATGATTGCGGTTTTTGTTTCGATAATGCGGCGGCGGACAATGGCTAAAAGGCTGTCAAGCGCTGATACGCCGCAACCGGGCCCCGCTTCGCCCATCTCAAACAACAGGGCTACCAGCACTTCTTTGTTGCTTGGCTGCAATCCATCCCTTTTGTACAGTTCCTCTTGCATACACCGGAATACCATCTCAGCCCCACGCGGCTGCGGCAGCCCCATCGTTCCCATGATCATCTTGATGCACTTTTTCTTTGTCATTGATTTCATCCTTTCTGTTTTACTGTTGGCCGCCCACCCGCCGGGGCGCAAGGGTCTTTTTTAAGGCGGTGGCGGTTTGCGGCATGCTGTCCAGATACGCAAACTGTTTCTCATAGGCCCGGCGCTTGGCATCCTGGGCGCAGTCGGCCTTGTAGCACTCGCAGTTGGCATGGCAGCCCACGCGGCGCTGTTGGCAGTTTTTACAGCTTCGTTCCATCAGTCACCCCACCTTTCGCCGCGGCTGCAGAAATCATCCGGCGTGTTGCGGCCATACAGCGGGCACTGCACGGTGGCCCAGTAGCGGCAGCGCCCGCACCGCGGCAGGCCCAGCCGCCGCAGGTGCATGGCGCGGGTGATGCGCAGCCCGCACCACATCAGCAGGCAAATCAGCATGCCGCCGGCAAAGAGCACGCAGGGGGCCGCAACAAACACAAGGGCCAGACATTGGAGAACGTAAAGGCAGTTGGCATCAAAAATTGTCATTGGTATCATTCAACCTCCCATTCTTTGGCAGTGCGTCCCGGTGTTGATCCGGGCGGCATGGGTTGCTTGGGCCATGCCGGTGCTGCACACGCACCATAAAAACCCGCCTGCCCAGGCGCACCCGGTGGAAAAGCCGGGCTGAAAAGCTAACAGGCGGCCGCCGGGTACAAGCCGGGAGTAGTGGCCGGTGCCGGGCGTTGTGCATTACCTGCACAGTGGTGTTGCCGTACTTGCCCACGCAGCAACTGTGGGAGGATTCAGGGGCCGCCGCGGCCTCGTGCAGCTTTGGCGGCATATCTGCCCCGCCGGGGCGGGGTTATTGGATCTTGTAGTGTTCGGCCAGCTTTTTCAGCACAGCCGGGTGCAATAGGGATAGCTCAAACCGGGTGCGGCAGGCATCGCCGGGCGGACTTACCTCGCCCAGCTTGGCCAGGTACTGGTTGTACAGCCAGACCATCACGGGATGGGCAATGTTCATCATGTACCAGGGCGGGCGCTTGGGGTTCTGCTCTGCGGCCTTGCGACGCTCCTCAATGATCAGCGGGGCCAGCCGGTCAATCAGGGCTGCGCGTTCCTCCGCCGTCATTGGCGGCCGCCTTTGCCGGGGCGGAATACAGCATCATCATCGTGCAGCCGTTCCGCATCCCGCATGGCATTGCGGTAGCCCACATCCCGGCCGCTGGTCCAGGTAGCCAGCAGCCCCAGGGCCACGACCCCGGCAGTAATAAGATAGCAGATCATTATTTCAGCACTTCCTTCACATCGTCCAGCAGATCGGCTGGTATCATTCCGGCCTGCATCATGTGGTGCAGGCTTTCCCGGTAAGCGTGCAGGCGGCCTGCCAGCTCTGCCGCCTGGCAGATCAGCATGCCACGCGTGCCGGGGTTGTGTACGCCGTTGGTGCTGCGCAGTATAATGCAGTAGGTTTTGCGGGCGGCAGCGGTGTTTTCCACCAGCCAGGCCACGGCCTCCCGCGGCGTCATTGGTGCGTCCATGGCTTTTTCACCCTCCCCGTGTTCGGCATCTGCGCGGACAAAAACGCCGCCGCGCAGCGCTCGCAGAATTTTTCGTTGTTGACCGCCGGGCTTTTGCATTCAAATGCAAGTCCCAGCTGTGGCGCAAGGTATTCCGGGCAGGCCCAGTGCAGGTAGCTGGCGGCGGCCATTCTGGCGGTGCAGCGGCGCAGGCCCCGCAGGGTGTTGTCCACGCAGCCAACCTTGACGATCCGCTCTTCCTCTTCCAGTTCCTGCAGCCATTCCAGCACCGTCATGGCTGCACCGCCGTGTTCTGATTCTGCGGAGTAACAATCTCCGTTTGCCCCATTCCCTGGGCTTCGTACCGCCAACGGGCAGCCTCGTTCGCTTGGTGTGCCGCAATGCTCAAAGTCAGCACCAGCGCCGCGGCCATGGTCAGGGCAAGCACTTCCCAGCGGGCGGCTTTGTCCTGCGCTTTGGCGGCTTCCTGCTGGGCAACCTCGGCGCGGTAGTTGGACTGCCAGCTGTCGTATTCGGCGTTCTGCTTTTCCCAATCCTTGCGGGCGGCGGCGCGCTCTGCCGCATTGGCGCGGGTTTCGGCGCGGACAACGCGCTGCGTCAGGGTTACCCAGCGTTCGGCATTGCTGGGATTTCCGTCATTGATAGACCGCAGCACGGCAGTCATGTCGGTCAGTTCTCTTGTTTCCATTGGTTGGTGTCCCCCCATCTGGGCGGGTAGCTTAATACCGCGTCCATCATGCAGCCGCAGGCCACGGCGGCTTCCAGTGTGTTGGCCCAGTCCTGCCGCCGCCGGCCGCGCTTTGCCGCGGCGTACAGCAGCTCTTCCACCAGGTTCTGGGCGGTCGATCCGCGCACGGCCAGCGGGTGGCGGCGCATAATCAGCTTGCCCAACGGCTGGCGGATGTGCAGGTCAGACGTTCTTGTGCCAACTTCCTGCGCTTCATCCAGCCGCATTGCCGCCAGCCGCCACATATCAGACCGCACAAGGCGCGCGGCTTCATACGCCACGGCGTACAGGGCAGCTTCCAGCGCATAGGCGTCGGCGGCTTTCTGGGCCGCCGGGGTGCTGGCGGTCGAGACGTCAATGATCCGGCAGGCGCGCGCCAGCTTGTGAGTGCTCTCCATAATGCCGGCGCTGGTTACGTTCTGCGGCTTTTGGGCTGCTGCCAGGCGCAGGGCATCTGTGCCCATGTTGGCAACGGCATCCCCGCTTGCGCACAGGGCAGCGGCCCAGGCGCGTTCTAACGGCGTCATGTCGCGCCGCGGGGAAATATTTGGTTTGGCATTTTCCATTCAGGGGTC